CTGTGATCTTGGTGATTCTGTACCTACACCAACTTTAGCAGTAGTTCCAATACTTCCTGCCTGTGCAACAAATCCATCAGTAGTAATGGCAACAGTATTGGTTAATCCAGATCCATCACCAACAAACTTAACAGCAGTAATTATACCACTCGCAGCATCTATAGTTATTCCCGATCCAACAGTTGCAACCCCACTTATACTAACTAAAGATAATGACGAAATTCCAGCTATTCTCGCATTCCCATAAACATCTAATAACTTCTCTGGTTTAGTAGTTCCTATACCCACCAAACCAGAGGGATTAATTATAAAGTTATTGTCATCAACTTGTACACCATTTCTGAAGTTAAATGACTTTGTATAATTTGCCATTATTGTTTTTTAGTTATTTATCTGATTTTCAAGAGCATCTAGTCTATCCTCATTCCTCTGTTGAGTTTTCCCAGTTGGTTTCGGATGTGCCATTGCTTCTAGAGTATCTACCTTCGCAGATAGTTCTTTGACTGCCTCAATAAGGAGAGGAACAAGTTTTTCATATTGAACAGTTAGATATTCATTATTACTTGGAGCAGGTTTAACTGCCTCTGGTAATACTGCTTGAATTTCCTGTGCGGATACACCAGCAAATCTTTGATCTCCTGTATCAATATTACACTCAACTTTAGCAGTTTCATTATGCTTATAGGTAAATCCATTAATCGATTTAACTTTCTCAAGAGCTTTTGTTATAGGTGAAATCTCATCCTTAAGTCTAATATCAGAAGTTAATGCTGTAATGTCACCAGTAACTTCTAAAGCACCTGTTATAGTTACACCACCAGTAACAGTTTCTAATTTTTTGGCTCCTCCATACATCAATTCACAACGACCAGCACCACCAACTGAATTCTTCTCAAACTTTGCTATTGTTTGAGCAGTACCACCATTAGGGTCTTCTATATAAAATCCCTCACCAGCAGTATCCTTAACACGAACTGTTAATGAACCAGCACCAACATCTATACTACCATTAGAAGCATCATGATATATGTCTAATGTATTAGCACCAAAATCCAGAGTACCAGTTACACTAACACCAGTGGTAGTTGCTTGAGCTCTTGTAGCTCCATTAGAATCTTTAATGGAACTAGTATCAATAGTAGCAAATTGTCCATGACCATTTAGATAGGTACTGGCACTATAAGTACCACCACCTAATTTTGTATTGGTAATAATACCAGTTATATTATCACCATCAATACCAGTTATGTTAGCACCATCACCATAGAAGTAATCGGAAGTGGTTATTCCAGTTATAACAATACCATTATTAGTGGTTTCTAATTTTTTAGATCCTGTTCCAGCCCAATATAATTCTGCAGCTGCATCTCGTACACCACGGAACCAATTATTACCATTATTAGAATCCTCAATAATTAAATTCCTATCAGATTGAACATAGAGATGACTGTCATCATTACTACCTTTATGACTTATATAACTATGAGGTCCTGAATGATATATGGATAAATCATTCGCATCTCCAAATAATGCTTTAGTATCATCAGGAAGTTTAATTGATGAACCAGCACCAATACTAACTGTTCCTCCAATACTAACATCACTATTGAAATTAGAAGTTCCACCAACACCAAGACCACCAGTAATAGTTAAAGCACCTGATGAATAACTTGTTGATTCTGTATTATTTTTAATCTTAACAGGATCTTTTAGTTGAACTTCACCATTGAATGTTACTGGACCATCAAATTCTGATAGTGCTGTATTAGATTTACCACCTTCTACAACTAATCTTTCTTTAACAGTAACTTCATCAAATACTACACTCAATCTACTTGGATCTTCACCAGCAACCTTTGGAACAGGAACATCAAATGATGTATTCTCTCCAGTTAATGCTGATTGTTTTTGGTTACCTACATAGAAGTCACCTTTATTATTCATACCAGTATAGACAACAGCACCAGCAGCTCTTTCTTGTGACTGTGATAGATACTCTTCTTTTTCTGTAAGAGTTCTTATCTGAACCTGTGGTAATGATGTTGAATAGTTACCTGGACCATAACCAAGATATTCAAATGTATGTCCAGAAGCACGTAGTATAGAAGGTCTATGGAATTCAATAGGTACTGGTTTAATTCTCTTAACTAATGATCCATTATCATGTGTCTTAACAGATGTTCCAAGAACACCACGAATAACTGAAATTTGATTGTTAGAACCACCTTGTAATATATTAGAATTAACTCTTAAAATTTCATCATCAATTTGTAAATATGATCCAAATGGGAACCTTTGAATTTTATTTGTAAGACTTGCTTCTAATCTAATTGTACTACTTGTAGTAGTCATTGCAATGTCTAATTTTGCATGTTCAGTATCAAATAAATCAATACCTCGTACAGAAAGATTCTCGTCACCTTTTTCAGAAACTGCATCATTAGCAGAGAAAGCATGTTTTACAACATACCCTGATATAGTACCAGAAAGATTAGTTGTAGCAGTAAATTTTGTTGTTGGATCTGTTATATCCTTTTCTTTAACAATAAATGTTCCTAGATTATTATGTAAAGAATCATTAAATTGGAACTTATTTCCTGGAACTAATCCATGTGGACCAGTGCTTGATGTAAATACAGTCTCTGTTCCAGTAGTTACAGCTGATACTGTAGGTGAAGGTCCTACAATAAATGCATATTGACCAGCAACTACTAAATCATCACCTGCAGTTTTACCTATTGCAATTTGATTCTTTGAAGGTATCTTTGTAATTCTATAATATCCATCAGCAGTTGATCCAGCACCAGTAACTTGAACACTGAAATTATCTGATGTACCTATTTGATCAACAGTTAATCCTGTTCCACCACCAGATGTTGCTTGTAAATTACCACCCGAACCACCTTGTCCAATAACACTCTTATCAAACCAAGCATAATCACCAACTTGCCAACCAGATCCAGTGTTACTTATATCAAAACCAGTAATACTACCACCAGAAACAACTACTTTTGATAAAGAACCATTCCAAGTTGAATTATTCTGTGTTCCTTCAGATGTAAATAATTTAACATTATAATATGTTCCATCATCAAAACCAGTACTTGAATTATTAACAGCAGCAGTTAAAATACCAGCAACATTATGCCAACTATTAAATGTAACAGTAGATATACCACCCGATAATGCACTTGAAGATGTTATTGTATAACCTATTCCTAAATTTGTTACTAACTTATTAGTAGTTTCTCTAGTAATACTATTAGCAATATCATTAGTTATTGTTTTACCAAGAGGTGCTCTAACTGCAAATGTTGTAGCAGGTTTAGGGTTATCATTAATATTATCTCTATCAAGTTGTGGATAAAGATCAGTTACATTCTGACCATACTTATATTCAGTAAATCCTGTTGGGACACCAACACTAGCATTTAATGGGTATCCGTGGAATATACCATCTTGTTCTGTTCTAATATATTCAGATAATATTTCATTTCTATAAAGATAGACATTAGATTGTAAATCCGTTCTTTCAAATCTTGGAAGATTAGTATCTCTAGTATTAAATGTATTAGTTACGGATGTTTGTAATGGTCTTCCAGCAACATAATTAAATTCTAAAGAGTTAGGAACATAAGATACCTTAAATGTTCCATTATATCCACTATTAGCAGCACCAACAGTGTTATCTGTTGTTCTTACATTCTTAATTGTAATCTCATCACCAACATTTAAACCATGTGGTCTTTCAGCAGTTACAGTAGTAATTCCTGTTGCTGTAGAATAGGTACATGTACTAATATATCTTGGGTTTCTATCAAAATCAAAATCCTGTCTAGTCAATATACCTTGAGCACCTGCAGCATCTTTCTTATTAAAATCACCATCAGTTCTTACACCTGTGGTACTTGATTCTTGAATAATAAATCCATTTTCAGGATTCTTTGCGTTATCAAGTTCTTTTGGTATTACTACCCTAACCTTATAAATCTTATCATCTATATTTCTAGAATCAGGTTGCCTAACAACATAACTTGGTTCTGTTTTTTCTGTTGGTAGGTTATTATAGATTGTACTATTTTCATTTGTTAAAACATACCATTGATTGTTAGTATCATCCCACTGAACAGGGTGTGCAACATCTCCAGATGATTTATCAGTAACTCTACTTAATACTTTAAGATTAGTTCCACCATATACTAATAGACCTTCACCATTATCAGCATTATTCTTTGAAGCTGCTAATCTAAATTGAGAATTAGATTCTCTAATTATAAAGAGAACTGTTTCTTCTTCAATATTTTCTGGAAGATCACCATCATCACTAATTAATATAACCTTTTCACCTGTTGATAGTTCATGAGTTCCACCATTAGAAACTGTAAAAATATTAGATATAGGAGAATTAACAGCATATTCCTTTACTGAACTTTTATCAGCAGCAGCAACAGCATTGCCCATATAAATTGATGCTGTTCGATCTATATTACCAACATGAATATGTAATTGATCATCTTTTTTAGCACCTATTCTATATCCTTGTGTTATATGGGGTGGTTTTATATCCTTTGAAGTAAATCCAGTAAGATACAAATGACTCGTAACTCCAACATTAGTTGTTTTTACAGAGTCAACTGACAACCAATCAATATTTTCATTTTCAGTAGTAATTGCTCTTGGTGTAATAATATGAGTTAGATAAGCCTTATCATCTTTATTAA